TTATCGGCTCTATTGACCATAATAACCTTATCGTTTACATTTAATTTTATTTCTCTGTTATCTTTAATATATACTTCTTTTTTTACTTTTTTTCTATTTCTTGTATTTCCTCTATGTCAATATGTCCTTTTTCATCGCACCATAATGTAACTATTTCTAATTTATAATCACAATATTTAATGCATAAATCTTTACGTGAATTAATTTTTATATAAACACAACTACTATTATCATGAATATCAAAATTCTTTAGATTTATTGATTTTAATAAATTATATCTTTTATCATTTTTATTGATATGATTTATTTGTATTATTTTTCCGTGTCTTATTATAAATCTTTTATCATAAGAAATAATATGTTTTACAATTTCTAAAGGAAAATTTTCCATATTTGTTTTTATTATATAAAATAATAATTCTATTTTTCAATTTTATAATTATGAAACAATATAAAAGATAGAAATTATATTATATAATGTTCTATAAAAAATTATTAATTACTTTTTTCCTAATACCGTCAAAGGTATTGGCATATAGTAGTATACGAATGGTAAATAATGATCTGAATACAGCAATGAGAAACAAATATTTTTTAACTGAACTTCCATATAACAAATTAATAAAAAAAATAGAAAAACACGAGGTTTCAAAAATATATTTTTCTAACAAAAATGATAATGTATTTTCAGAAGATGCCAACAAAGTTGGAAATCCTTTGATAGATTATACATATACACCAATATCTCCATTTGTAACGAACAACTTAGTAGATACATCAGTAAAAAATAATATAGACACAGTATTTACACAAGTAGAGCAACCATCCCAAATTCAACAATTCTTTGGTGAATCCTTGATATTTATTAATAATTATTTCGTTCCATTTGTGTTTATATCAGTGTTTTTATCATTCATACGAAACGTTCAAATGGCAAATTCTAATAGAGGTGGTATAAGTGGACTTCCAAACTTGAAATTAGACATAAAAAAAGATAAAGAAAATATGAAAAATGCAAATATTACTATAAATAGTTTTGCAGGAAGTCCAGAAATTTTCGAAGAATGTACAGAAGTCGTATCTTATTTAAAAAATGCCACCTTATATAAAAATGCAGGAGCAGAAATTCCAAAAGGTATTTTACTAGAAGGTCCTCCTGGTACTGGTAAAACACTATTAGCAAAAGCAATTGCAAGTGAAGCGGATGCAAATTTCGTATCTATTTCAGCAAGTGAATTTGTAGAAGTTTTTGTAGGAGTTGGTGCATCAAAGATTCGCACATTATTTCAACAAGCAAGACAAAATAAACCATGTATTATATTTATTGATGAAATTGATTCAGTAGGTAGACAACGTGGTGCAGGAATAAACATGGCAAATGATGAACGTGAACAAACATTGAATCAATTATTAGCAGAAATGGATGGTTTTGAAAGTAATGATGGTGTATTGGTTATAGCGGCAACAAATCGTAAAGACGTATTAGATGCAGCGTTATTAAGACCGGGTAGGTTTGATCGAATTATAACAGTTGCACTTCCAGATAAGAATTCTCGTAAAGACATTTTAAAAGTACATTCAAAAAATAAAAATTTAGATTCAAATATAAATTTGGAACTTATAGCTGAAATGACTGGTGGGTTTTCAGGAGCACAAATAAAAAATTTATTAAACGAAGCGGCAATTAATGCAGCAAGAAGTGGAAATTCAATAATAACTGAAACTAATATATTAGAAGCACTCGATAAATTAGTAGTAGGATTAATTAGAAAAATAGATACACGTAGTGAAGATTCAAGACGTAGAATAGCTATTCATGAAACGGGTCATGCATTATTATGTAATTATTTCAATGATTATTTTGAATTAAAAAAGGTTACAATTCAAAGTACATACAATGGTGCAGGTGGATATACATTATTCAACGAATACCAAAACATAACAGAAAGTGGGTTATATACAAAAAATCTATTAAAAAAACGATTAATAATTGCAATGGGAGGAAAGGCAGCAGAAAATATATTTTATGGTGAAGAATATGTATCAGTTGGAGCTAATCAAGATTTAAAACAAGCAAATTCTATAGCTCAAAGAATGATAGGAAATTATGGAATGGGAAAATTATTAGAACCATTTTATAACGAAAATATAGATAGTGAACGTAATCCATTTCTAGGTAGAAGCTTAGGAAGTGGAGATAAATATTCAGAAAAAACAAAAGAAATAATGGATACTGAATCATTAGAACTAGTTAGAAATGCATATGATGAAGCAAAACGTATTTTAAGTGAAAATCGTGAAAATATGGATATTATAATAGATGAACTATTAGAAAAAAATACCATTTATGGAAAAGAATTTAATGAATTATTATAATTAAAATAATATATAAAATAAGTATTGTTTATATATTATGTGTGGAATAATAGGATTAATAAATGTAGATAAAAACAAATTTGTAAATCAAGCATTAGTAGATGGATTGACAGTATTACAACACCGAGGTCAAGATGCAGCAGGTATATCAACTATTTATAAAAATAGATTTCATATTTATAAAAACAAAGGAATTGTATCCGAAGTATTCAATCAAGAGAATATAACAGAATTAAAAGGTAATGTTGGATTAGGACATGTAAGATATTCTACATTAGAAACTGCTGACATATTTGAAGCGCAACCATTATATACAAATGTTCCATATGGAATTTCTTTAGTACATAATGGCAATATTACAAATACAGACGAAATAATGAAAGATATGATAAAAAGTAATATACATATCAATACAAATTCTGATAGCGAATTACTATTAAATGTATTTGCAGATGAATTATCCAGAAAAAGAATATCAAATATAACAGCTTTTGACATATTTGATTCTGTACGAGCTTTAATGCGTAGATGTAAAGGCGGTTTTTCAGTTATATTATTAATCAATCGCGTTGGATTAATAGCGTTTCGAGATCCATATGGAATAAGACCATTATGTTTCGGAAAAAACGATGAATGTGATTATGCAATAGCATCAGAAAGTGTAGCAATAGATGCATTAGATCATCGTTTCAGGTTATTAAGAGACGTATCACCAGGTGAATGTATATTTATAAACACAAATTGTGAATTAACTGCACAAGTTGTTTCAGAAAAATCAATATTAAAGCCATGTTTATTTGAATATATTTATTTTGCAAGACCAGATTCTATAATAGACGGTCTATCAGTATATGAAACAAGAATAAAAATGGGAGAAAAATTAGCAAAAAATATAATAAAAGAATTTGAAAAAAATAATAAAGAAGTAGATATTGATGTTGTTATACCGATCCCAGAAACATCCAGAATATCAGCACTAGAAATAGCAAATATATTAAAAATACCATACAAAGAAGGGTTTATAAAAAATCGTTATATAGCAAGAACGTTTATATTACCAGGACAAGAAATAAGAAAAAAAACGGTTAGAATGAAAATAAATACAATAAGATCTATATTTGAAGATAAAAACATATTAATAGTAGATGATTCGATAGTTAGAGGTACAACATCAATGCAATTAATACAATTAGCTAAAAATGCAGGAGCAAAAAAAATATATTTTTCAAGTGCAGCGCCACCAGTTAAATTTCCTAACATATACGGCATAAATATACCAACCGCGGATGAATTAATAGCAAATAATAAAAATAATAAAGAAATAGCAAAAACTATAGGTGCGGATATGATAATTTATAATGAATTAGATGATGTTATTGATTGTTGTATTAATACTAATAAGTCACCTAAAGAATTTGAAACATCATGTTTTAATGGTGAATATATAAACTATAAATAATTAAAAAACATTATTAATTTCTATTTTTTCTTGTTTTTTTTATTGGTTTTTTTTTATTTCTAGTTATATTATTTTTACCTCCTAATACATTTCTAAGTGCAGCTAACCTAGCATACCGTTCCTCATTAGGTTCAAGTCCAAATTCTTTACGCCGAATTACGCTACAAGAAAAATCTATAATAATAATTTTTTTTTTATTCCTCGATCTTAAATAATGTATTATATTGTTTAAGTATGTAACACTGTTGCCTGGTTTTGCATCAGCATTTCTTAATGATGAAATGGTTTGATTCAATTCGTTTATTAAATCCGGCTCATTATCGTCTGATAATAAAGTAATTCTCCAATCATATCTTTCATTAGGTGGTTTATTTAAAATATCAGCGTTTGCTCTAAAAAATTCTTTATTTAAAGGCATTTCACTAGAGTAATCATGAATTGAATACATAGCATCATCATGTAATCTGTAGGCAACAATTTCTTCATCTCCTGTAAAATTCGGGTTTTTTTTTCTAGTTTCCGTTTCTACTATTTGTGGTTGATCATCGCTCGCTATTAAACGTCGTTTTATATTTTCAACTATTTCTATCATTGTATTTTTATTTGTAGAATTATTAAATTTTTTTGTTTCATCTTTTATAATTTTTATGTTTCCTTCTACTTCTTCTGGTGGAGAAAGATTAGGTACACCAGGGGTTACTACGTTTAATGATATTATTTCCATATCATTAATACGATTCATTACATTAGGTTCATATGTCTTAGTTTCTTTATTTTTATATACCTGTATATCACCATGTGTAGTAATAGCCAACACAGCTACCTCATCTTTTGGTATAATTATTTTTTTTGATTTATTCTTTGGCATTATATATTATATTTATAAAAAAATAAATATAATATATAGCTAAAAATATTAATATATATATATATATATATGGAATCATTATATATTCATTTATTTCATATATTGATCGTTGGTGGATTATTTTTGTATGTAGGAATAACAAAATCATCAATGCCAAATTTTATGTATTTGGTATTGTTAATATTAGGAATAGTAATAATATTATATCATGGATACAAAATATATAAGAAAATAATCGATGGAAAAAATCCATGGGTGAATTATATACACTTTTTTTTAGTAGGACCGTTATTGATATATATTGGATTTAAAAAAGAAAAAACAAATAGATTATATTTTGAATTATTATTAATGTTAGCATTTGCATCTATAGGTTACCATGGTTATTATTTATTTCAATAAACATACAATATGAAACATTATATAAAACATTTACAATATAATAATGCCATAATGCTGTTAAAATAACATTTTCTATTTGTTTTTCTCGTAAATAATATCTGTATCTAATTGATATTATTATTATTGAATTAATTAAATTTAAGATAATAGAAAATGCCGTATTATAACTAATTAAATCATTTTTATAATTTTTGAATAGTTTTATTACACCTTTGCACATTCAAAATGTCCACATTGCGGGTAGTTATGAATGTTATGTGTTTAATTTCATACATTTTTTCTCTTGAAATTTTTTTGCGATTTGGAATTTTTCTTAGCCTTTCGTTTGTTCTTACTCTCCTTTCTTTTCTTGGTCTTTTTCTTTTTACCACCTTCTTTACTATCAAAAAAACAGAGATTTTCTTCTAAGTCACAAATTCCATTTTTACCAAATAATTTACAATCTTCATTCGTGTTGCAATTAATAAGTTTTGCTTTTGCTTTTGTTCTATATTCTTTATCTTTTTCATCTAAAACTTCACTACGAGGAATATTGGTATCTTGAGGAAGTAGGAAATAGAACGTGTCAATTTTTCTTCTATCGGTAATTGCATCTATATTGATTATTAATTTACCATCTTTATTCGGCAATCCGAAAAAATTATCATATGGTTTATTTCCCCATGAATTTTTTAAAATGATAAAAAAATCTTCTTTTGTTTCTTCATAACCAATTGCGGTTACAGCATGTTTATTGCCGGTAAGAACAATATATAATTGTTCGTCTAATATATATTTTATTAAACCTATATCATCATAGTAATCTTTTTCTAATTCTTTTTTATATTCACTTATACCTAATTTTTTTAATGTCATTTCAGTTTTAAATTTTTCTAATAATTTTTCAACAATTTCGTATTTTTCGTCATTAAAATTCTGAAAAATTTCAAAAAATTTCTTGTTTGTAGACGTATCAAAAAATTTTCCTTTTGCTAAATCTGAATCATTTTTTTTTGGAAAATATTCAAATGATTTTCTGAACCAACGTAAAACAATAATAATTCCTTCACCTTTACAACCAAAAAAATTTTTTATAAGAGTAAAAATATATGCAAACAACAAAATATTTTTTTTATTTTTTTCACTACAACTCTCTGAAAAATAAAAAACGTTTTCAATATATTTTTCTGCTTCTAAATCCCCAGTATTAATTTCTATATTTCCACATCCATCATTTTCTTCTAATGGATAAAATTCATCCGGTATTATCCTTCTAATAAAATTCAAAATAACGCGACTACACGCATGTGCGTAACAAGTACCTTCAGTACCTTGATTCGTTATAGTAGATGAATTTTGTCTTTGAAAATTTGCTAATTCGTGGTTTTCCATATATAATATAAAATATTATTTTGCACGAATATTTATTTTATTTTCTAAAGAATAGAATTATTGTAATCTTTCAAAGACATAAATAAATTGGTTCTCATCATCTATACATTCTTTCATATTTATTTTTGATTTCATTGAGAACCCAATTATATTATAAAAGAAACGTTATGTAAAAAAATTACAATATAATAATACCATAAAATTGTTAATATATCATTATATTTTTTCATTATTTTTTTTATATTTTATAAGATATGTGTTGTGATATTCTCTATTATACCATTCATTACTTATAAGTTTCATTTTAGTTTCTTTGTAATTTTTTTTTTTTAAATACCATTTTCCTTGACCGCATCTTACCATTACATTACACTTATTATCTATAGCTATTTTTAATATATCTGTAAATGAGAGTGATGCAGGAAAACCTTTTGGTTCTACCTCATTATCTCTCTGTCCAACACATTTATTTTCAAATAATTTAATAGATTTTATAATATTTGACATTTTTAGATTTAATTTAATATAATTTTTATATTAAATAATGTTTTCAATTTTTTATAAATGAATATTTCAAATAAAAAATTTACAAATATAAATAAATAAATTTTTGTTTTTATACTATTAAATGCATGTATAATAAAAATTATTGTAATAATACCAGTTACTAATTGCATAATAAATTTTTATTTTATAACTAATTTTGTTACGATCCATGTTCCAAGAGTCATCCACATTGCACTGATATTAATGGCGCCATTTGCAATAATCCATCGTAATGCTTGACAATGTAAAGCAGGAACTAAAAATGGAGAAGTAATAAAACCGATGATTGATAGTGGATTGCACAAATAAACATACAAATGTGCTGAAATATAATGTAAAAATATCCAAATAATATAAATACCACATAATTCATATAAAAATTTAAACTTTTGAAAAAACATCGACATTGTATTATATTGTTTTTAAATTATAAATAAAAACAATATTCAATTTTTTATTTCTTATTGGATAAATCAAACTGTATTTCCCATTGTTCTAATAACGACAATGGAATATCAGGTAATAATGGATGTGCTTCCCAAAAATATCTACAAAACGCCCATTCGAAATCATATTTTTCTGGATAAAATTCAGAATAATTATTTTTCAAAAACATACAAATATTATTTGGTAATAATTCTAAATTAGATGATGGCATAACATAAGATAATTGTGCCATTTTTGAAAAAGGTTTTTTTGAATTTTTATCAGAAACAATAAAATCTGTTTCAAAATGAGGAATGTATTTACAAAGATCGCTAAAAAGTGGTGGATAATGATAATTATATTTCCAACGCCAATCGGGGCAATCATGGCTATAATATTTATAAACCCATTCTAAACCTTCCAAATAATTATTACAAATATTTTTTATATTTTCATTATTTTTTTCAAAATGAAACAATGATTTATAATATCTTTTTTCCCATTCTGGTTCTTGTGGACAAATATATTTTTCTTTTTGTCTATAAATAATAGGAACACTATTAATAATATCATCTTTTTCTTGTGGAGTAGTTTCTAATAAATGGCGTTTATCAAATTTCTCTCTAACAAAATATTCATTTAATAATAATTCATGTTCACATTTCGCAACTTCATTAATAAAAATACTTACATTTCTCCATTGTATTTTATTATTATTAAATAAAAAACGTTCTGGATAATTTCCAATACAATTTCTATATATATCCAATAGGCCTTGAATGCCATGTGTTCTTATATTCATAGCAGGAAAATGTGGTAAGAAATCATTTCCCAGGAAAAAACATAAAAACACATAATCATATATTCTACGATCGTCTGGATATTTACATAACATTTCATTCAAAATGCAATATGTCAAATGTTCAATATCTAAAAAATAAGGTTCAGTATCTTTACCTAGAATATCAATAGGAATCGAACTTTTCAAAAATTCAGGCGCTTCGCGAAATACGTATATATTTTTACTATATTTCAAATTAAAAATGGATAACATTATTAGATCAGCATCTAATCCATAAACTGCAACATTATCATTTTGGAATTGATTACTACGCAAATGATTAAATAATTTATGTTCGCCTTCACCGACTTCGTTAGAACAAGAAACAATAATAGAATTACAATTATATTTTTTTTCAGTAAATTTAAATTCATAATCGATCATTTTTGATAACTTTTCCATAAATTCAGTACCAGGGGTAATAGCGGATGTATTCCAAGTTTTTTTATTTTCTTCATTTTTAACAAAAGAATTATTGGACATAAAAAGAGATTTATATCTACGTGTTCTTTGTTGATCCATTTTTGCAAAAGGTGCTACGCCATCAAATGCAATAAAAATGGTTGTTGTAGGGCGAATAATATCGATATACATTTTTATATTATTAATAACTTGATTAATGATATGGTTCTCAAGATCTACATTACTCGATTCATCGATTAATTGTTTATCCATAGAATAAACGGCGTCGTATATTATTGAATTACAATCCATATACAACTGTTGAATAGTCTTGTCTTCAAAATAATTCAAATTTCTTATAATATTAGGATAATTTTTAATAATATAAGAAAAATAACTAGGAATTCCCATCCGATTACAAGTCTAATATAATAACGCAAATTGTATTTATATCATTTGCATTATTATAAAATTTTTTCTCTATATTAATACCTAATTATTTTATAAATGATTAATAATAAATCAATTAATAATGAATTAGAATTACAAAATTTTATAGAAGAAAAAATAAAATATATTCAAGAAATAATAAGAAGTACTATAATTTCTATAAAAAAAAATACATATTATGAAATATTTAGTAATAATGATATAAATTTATCAATATCTGTATTGAATGAAATATACTCAAAAACAAAAGATATAATGAAGTCAATCAACAAAGATTCAGATAAATTAATAGATTTATTACAAAAGATAATAGATAAATTATCTATGTTAATATGCGGATTTGGAACAAAAAGAATAGAAGATTTATTATTTATAAGTTTTGGTTCAGAATTCAAAAACATAAAAATAACAGATCCCAGAATACAATCAAAATACGACTTAATATGTGAATATGTTCAACCTACTGGTTACAAAGTAATAAATTGGAAACAATTAAAAATAAATTCCCAAAACGAGGAATTATGTTGTAATAAGATAACAGATGATATAATAAAATTAGAAGATGCAAATATTTTCGAATGTTTTGACTTAGAAAAAACAAATCATAATTTTTATCAAAAAATACATGGAATACGTGTTATAATTCAAAATGAAAAACAAAAAAAAACATTAGTTATAAATGGAATAATAGAAGATATAGATATAGAATGTTTTTCAAATTTATACATAGACTATAGAATATCAGAACTAAAACAAATCGCAAATACACACCAAGAAAATGAAAAAAAAATAATAAACAGAATAATTGAAACACTATCATTAAAAGATATTTTAATATATGGAAATAATGATATTCAAAAGAAAGTTATTTCGGTAATAACAGAGGTTAATTCAGTAAAACAATCGAAAATAGATCTAACAGTTAAAAAATTTATGGATTTGGATAATTATTACAAAAGAGATATGTTAATTAATTTATTATTATCTAATGATGATGAAATATTATATGTGTGTTATTTATTATATGATTTAATAACAGCAAATTCAATAGATAGTAATGAGAAAAATGAACAGATTTATATTTATAATAGTTTGCCATGGAAAATAAAAGAGTATTTCAAAGACGTAGTAAAATACACTATAAAATACACAAATGATATAATGCAAAAATATGATGTAAATAAGATATCATTAGAACAACAAATATATTTATTGAAAGTAAATGATACTGTGAAAGACAAGGCAATGACAAAATTAAAGGAGATAAAAGGAAATACGAATGAAGGTGGTGCAAAGGCAAAACAATACTTAGAAGGTCTTATAAAAATACCATTTGGAATATATAAAGAAGAACCAATATTAAAAAAGATAAAAAATATTAATGCAACGTTTTTAAAAATAAACCCGTTAGTAAGTTATTTTTTTCCGGATATTTTGCTAATAAACAAAGAAAAATATACGATAATAGAAATATTAGAATTTATTCGTAGTCTTGAAACATATATAAAAACCAATATTCAAAAAACGATCGAAAATAATTTGGAAAATTTAACAAATCGTGAGATTATGAATATAGTGCAGTATATAAACATAATTAAAAAGAATAATGGTCAAACAAAAATACCCACCGCGAATCAAAAAAAATCAACAATTATAAACAACATCATTTGTTATGTAAATGACAATCGAAATACAATGTTCTCGAATTTAATAGAAATTTTTGATAAAACAAACCCAAATTATAAATATTCATTATCAAAATCAATCAATGAAATCAATAAAATTAAAACAGATATAAATGAAATGGAAAAATCAATGGAAAAAATAAGTGAAATATTAGATTATTCGATATATAGTCATTTACATGCTAAAAATCAGATAATGAAAATAATTGCACAATGGATAAATGGAGAACAAACCGGTTATTGTTTTGGGTTTGAAGGTTCTCCAGGTATTGGTAAAACATCATTAGCAAAAAAAGGATTATCTAATTGTTTAACAGATGAAAATGGATTATCAAGACCATTTGCATTTATTGCATTAGGTGGTTCATCAAATGGCTCTACATTAGAAGGACATGGTTATACGTATATCAATTCATCATGGGGAAAAATAGTAGACATATTGATGGAAACAAAATGCATGAATCCTATTATTTATATAGATGAATTAGATAAAGTGAGTAAGACAGAACATGGTAGAGAAATAATAAGTATTTTTACACATTTAATAGATTCAACACAGAATGACGTATATCAAGATAAATATTTCAGTGGAATTGATATAGATTTATCAAAAGCGCTGTTTATATTTTCATATAACGATCCAGACCAAATAGATCGAATTTTATTGGATAGAATACATAGAATCAAATTTGAAAATCTTACTTTAAAGGATAAATTAGAGATAGTAAAGAAATTTATATTACCTGAAATAAATAAGAAAATGGGATTTGAAAATATAGTATTTATATCAGATGATATAATTGAATATATAATAGACGCTTATACGATTGAACCTGGAGTTAGAAAATTAAAAGAAATTTTATTTGATTTATATGGTGAAATAAATTTAGAATTATTAAAAAATAAAAATGAAACTATAAAATTACCTATTGAAATAACAAGAGAAAAATTAGAAGCAAAATATTTATCAAAATATCAAATAATTCAATATATAAAAGTACATAATAAATCAAAAATAGGAATAATAAATGGTTTATGGGCAAACTCTTTAGGCCGTGGTGGTATTATCCCTATTCAAACATTATTTTATCCATCAGCTACATTTTTGAATTTACAATTGACAGGATTGCAAGGCGATGTAATGAAAGAAAGTATGAATGTAGCAAAAACTTTAGCATGGAATTTAACAAATAATGAAACAAAGAAAAAATTATTAAAACATTTTGAAGAAACCAAATGCCAAGGATTACATGTTCATTGTCCAGAAGGGGCAATATCAAAAGATGGTCCATCAGCAGGCGCTGCAATAACAACTGCTATATACAGTTTATTTAATGAGATACAAATCAAAAATGATATTGCAATAACTGGAGAAATAAGTTTAAGTGGTGAAATTACTGCTATAGGAGGTTTAGATATAAAAATTATTGGAGGTATTAGAGCAGGGGTAAAAACATTTTTATATCCAAAAGCAAATACGCGAGATTTTAACGACTGGAAAAATAAATATAAAACGCTATATAACGATATTGAATTTTACGAAGTATCAAATATACAAGAAGTTTTTGATTATGCTTTTGTATAAAAAGTATTGTCTAATTATAATATAAATATAATTTAGATGGATTTGAATATTATAAGTATAACATATTTATTTTTACGTTTAGCGCCATTTGTATTGGTATGTTTTTTCTCATTATCATCACTTTTGAATCAAGATTTCAAAGGGCTTGTATATTTGGCTGGATTAATAGTTGCATGTTTTATTACGATATTGTTTGGTAATATTTTAAATTTATATAATTATTCACCAGATGAAAGACCAGAAATATGTAATTTATTGACTATAAATCAACAAGGTGATTTTTCAAAATTACCTTTAAGTCAAACAGTATTCAGTTTCACATTATTTTATTTATTAGTTCCAATAAAAGAACAACATCTTGCTAAACAAAATATTCCAACTCTTGTATTTTTTCCAATATTAATATTATTTGATATTGCATGGAATATACAGAATACTTGTTACAAATTACAACATTTATTAGCATCATTAATATTAGGCGGCGGAATAGGATTGGGATGGGGATATTTAATTTATAAAACAAATCCTTCAATACAATATTTAGTTGGTCCTAAAAATAATGAAGTATGTAGTAAACCAACTAAACAATATTTTAAATGTAAAACTTCCAATGGGAATACTATAAATGTACTTCCGTAATGATATATAATAATATTTTTATAGACAATATTATTATAAATCGAGCAATAATTTATTTGAACTGTTGAATAATTAATTCCTCAATTAAGGAAATGTTAATAAACCTTCGCACATTTTTTATAATAATTTACCAACAAAGAATTAAATCCGCCTTATGGATTCGCTTTATTCGTTGTTTTAAATTTATATATGTTATATATTAAAATATTGTATATAATTATTAAACCATATTTTCAATTGATCTGCAATCCTAGAGCGATATAAATCATTAGCTAACATACGTATACTATGATGTTTATCTTGAAAATGAAACATAAATAATTGTATAATATTAATAAGATTAGCATTAGAATATTTCAAATCTAATTCATCAATAGAAAATAATGGATATTTTTTTTTTTTATTTATAATATTATGAAATTGAAACAACAATAGTTTTAAATCTTCTTTTGTTTTAATAGAATTAAAATCTATTTTTTTTATATATTCAGATGCATGATTTGCACAATCAGGGCATGGAAGATTTTTACAAATAATAACGATAGTATTTAATAATTCATATCGAATAGAATGAAAGTGTTCTTCTTTTACTTTTTCTGCTAGTGTATGAAATAAAAACCACGTTGGTTCACCCCATTTCATTTTCTTTTCATTGTTAAATCCAGACGAATCTGAAGTAGTTTTACTAACATTCTGAACATTATTTTGTACTGGTTTTTTATAATAAACTGTATAAGGCATTATAAGTGTATTATTATTATAATTATGGTTAGGTCTGCTATTAACAAATTGCATATTAATATATACTAATAAATAAATCCTAAATTTATTATTTAAATAAAAACATAAAAATATATATTTATATATTAAAAGATGGATACTAAAGAATATTTAATAAAAACTATAAAAGAATGGGTTCGGTTAGATAAT